GAGCTTGAGGCAGCGGGGCCAGTTGGCTATTCTGCTTCTCCAATTCCTGAATCATTGTTTCTTGATTGGCGATCTGCTTGGCGATCGACGCCTGTTCTTTTTCGGCTATCGTCAACTCTTTGTTTGCAGTATCAAACATAGTCGTGTCGACTTGCCCACCACCAGCAGCAGCCTTTGTGGTTGCATCAAGACCCTTGCCAATTTTATCTACCGACTTAGTTGATTCAGCTCCGGTGAACCATTTGAAAGCATCGATCATAAATTGGATTTTTTTAGTCACTGAGATGATAATATCACCAATTGTCATAAAGATCGGAGCAAGCGACGACCCGATTTGGGCGGTCACTTTCATGAACATTTTTTTCATGTTATTAAACTGGTCTGTCAGTTCTTCCGCTGCCTCTAATTCTTCTCCGGTAATCTCCGCACCGAGATCCTTGAAACTATTTTCTAAGCCTTCGACATCTCCCGCCATTGTCGCAAAGGTAGGTCCTGCCCTACCAAGCAATGCCACGGCAATTTCCGATCTCATGCCTTCATTTGCAACGGTAGCAAGACCCTTGGTGATAGCCCGCAATTTATCGGCCGAATTCATCTTATTGACATCCTGCATGTTCAGACCCAGAAACTTGAACATCTTCGCAGACTTTCCGCCAGTGGTTAAACCTGTCATCAGTTCTGTGTTGAGTTTTTTAACGCCCGTGCCAATCATCTGAGCAGATCCACCAGACTGCTCGAGCGCATAGCCTAAGCTCTGAAAGTCACTGGTTCCCATCATTGCCCGCTTTGCACCTTTTGCGATCTCGTCGCCCATTGATGCAAACTTGGTAACGATTGCAGTTGCGGCGGTAGCAGCAGCAACACCAACTCCAGCGATTCCCAAGCCGAGAGTTTTGAACCCAGCAGAGAAAGACGTTGTGTCGGACTTGGCTTGTTTCAAACCCTTGGAATATCCAGCAGTATTCACTTTCATGAATACCTGCATTGAACCAATTGTTCCAGCCATTTTTCTAATCCTTAGACGCCATCGATTTCAACAAGTTGCTCATCTGTTCCGCGCTCTGCTCGTGCGAGCATGACAGAACAAGCAAGTCTTTAAGGTTGCCGCCGCACATCGCCTTAGCAACTATTGCCAATTGGATCAGAGTTGCATCTGACCCAACTGGCTCCTCATTTGCAATCGCTCGAAGCTCTTGCAATTCTTTTGAGGTCATCGACTCCAACCATTTTTTGCGAGTGGTTCCGGCGTCGATTGCTCGTCGCCATTCCCAACGGTAGTTGGAATCGTTCTTTACTTTTTTTCCAGTTCATCAACCTCCGCATCAGAGAACCCATTCACCGTCATAGCTTCCGAAAAAAGTGGTTGGACTTTGCCCGCTGGAAGATTGCCGATCCTGACAACCGCCTCGCAAAATTCGCTACTTGGTTTTGACTTCTTGCCCGACTCAAATTGCCTGTCGCCTTGGCTATCGCAAAGACAGAAGGCAACCATAAACGGACGGATGCCGATAACAGAATCAGCTTCCTTATATCCCAGCCATTGAGTCTCGAAAGCATCGCGATCCAATGCCGACAAAACCTTAACGAAAAAGTCCTTGCCATCGATTGAAACTTTACTGGCTGGCGAATCGTCAGCAAGCGAAAAAATATCTGTCATGAATTAGACCGTGGTTATCGTGAATGTGGTTGTCATGATTACCTTGAAAGTGACCTCCAAAGCATCACCCGAAGTAACTTCAGAAACTTCGTCGCCGTAAATCTTACCAGAAAAAGTGTAAGTATTATTTGAAGCCCACGGAAAAGTGATAACAAAAGCCTGAGCGGTGTCTGTGCCTACGTCATCATAGATCGCTTTCTGCGCGGCAACTGAACTATCAAGCAGGACGGTAAATTCCAATTCACCAGCATCCATCACAGGCGACAAGTGCATCTGCTGAACCGTATCACCAAGCACCGTAAAATCAACTCTTGCGTGTTCCCTTGGCGGAACCGTAATTGTTTTAATTGAGCCAACGCTTGCACCGTCAGCACTTAGCGTAACCGAATTTCCGAAATAACTTCCCATCGCTCAACTCCTTGAATCTGTGCCGATGAAGCAGGTCAGCCCGCAAATGTGGTAATCGTCCAAATCACCCATTGCTTGCCGTGAAATGTAAGAATCATCTAACGAATCAACGCGAATGAATGCGGTTGATTGCGTCCCAATGGTTCCCGTGTAGCCTTGTAAACGGGATTGGATTGCTGTCTGAATATCTTTGGCAACGTCCAAAGATGTCGACGTTCCTTCAATCGAAAACGTGGTCAAGGTTGGACCCGTTGAACCGTCGAGATTGAGTTCTGTTTCTGTGTCTGTGGTTTGAATCCAGATGTATGGATTCGTCTTATTTTCTGGCACTCGATTGATATGGATCGAAGTCGTCAATGCGGCAACCGTTGCATCGGCGAGCAGGAACGTCCTGAGGTTTTCGTCAAGATCAGCCACGGGTTGCCACCTGCATCGTTAATTTTTTAATTCTCATTTCAGCCAATTGAACCAATCGCTTTTTGCGTAATGCGTAAGCTCTTGAGAATGGTTTCATGGCTGGCATCGAGCCACGGTTTAAAGTTTGTGAACCAATTGCAGAAACAAAAACAGGAACAGATACGAACCTTTGTTTGGTCCCATATTCAACCATTCCGCCATAGTAAGCATCACCAGAAAAGTTCGCCCCAAGCCCGCCGCCTTTTGTCTTCTTGTCGGAATTTGAAACCATAAAACCATAGGCTTTTCGGCTTCGCTTCATTGCTCGTACCTTGGTCAGTTTCGCAAGGTTGCCTGTTCTTGTGGGCAGATTTCGTTTAACGACTGGAAGCAATCTTTCGGCTAAAGTTTTTTTAATCGCAGGCTTGAGAATCTCTTTCTTGACAATCTTCATTTCCATTTTTTGAAGTTTGCGGTTGAGCTTTTTGTCTCCTGTCAACTCCCAAATCTTTTTTCCAACGCTCATCAAACCACCTCCGAACAAAGCAGTTGATATTCCTGATTGCGTTCCTTCACGTTGGTGACTGAACCTATCAGCAGATAGATGTCACCGTATTTGATCCGGTAGTTCTCGCTGATGGTCAGATCGCGTTCCCATCGCAACCGAACCCGCCAAGTAGCCTGAGCATATAACTGATTACTTGCTGTGGCTTCTCGCCCACTCATCTTGATTAGATGAGCGTAACGAGTCGCAACGTCTGACCACTCGCCCGAAATCTGACCACGAGCGTCGACTGTTTCGGCATTCTTTTGGATCGTTATTTTCTGCCGGAGATTTCTAGCAACCATAAGTCAGAAAGTCCTCTCCCACTTTTAGCTGGCTTATCAAATTCTGATAAGCCTTTTCGATCCTGACGGCCTCATCTTTAACGATCAATTCACCATCGAATTGCAGCGAGCAATTCAGCTTGATTGCCTGCTTGATTCGCTCGTCGATGACTGCTGTAGTCGCTGATCCGCAGACGTACTTGATTTCGATCTGGTCTTGGACTGATCGATGAGCCGGATACGTTACGCCAAATTTACATTGCAGATAGTTCGGGCTTCCCTCTTGAAGGTTGTAGTTACTCGCTGCCCAAGTCTGCTGAACACCATCACCATCGTAATACTTCACATGGTCAATCGATTGGACTGGTGAACCGTAGAGGTAAAGCCGGTAGAAATTGTTGTCAGGAAACCGATCCAAAAACATCTTGCGAGTTGATGTGAAAACTGCCAAGCCGGTTGCGATCTCCAAAGACTTACGGGCAACAGAAATCAACGATTGGAGTTCTAAATCAAAGTCGTTTGTTTCGACTCTCAAATGGTCTTTCAATTCGTCAACCGTAATCGGTTCGATTGCTGGTGCGGTCGACTCGATGAAGTCGAATCCGTAAATGTCTGAAGAACTAACGTGGCTCATTTTTCAGCTTTCCTGAAAACCCTTTTGGCTTTCGGCTTGTCTTGTGATTCGAATTTCAATTTGCTGGTTTCTTTTGCTCCAGCATCTTCGCGGACCTGCCACTCTGAATCACTCAACAGTTGCCAATAGATTCGCTTTGCAACGTAGGAATGGGTCGGCGTGTCGGTCGCGCTATCGAACGAAAAGTATTTGCTTGATTTGCTCATGGTTATCCTTGAGAAAAACAGGGGGAGAGGAATCACCTCCCCCCTGTTGAAGTGAAATACTACGCAGCCAAAGTTGCGTACTTAACCGGATTGGTTCCTGCATTCAGCAAGTCCCCATTCGCACGCAAGAAGGCAAGGAATCCAACTTGGTGGTAGTCAGCGTATCGCTCATTCAGTTGCAGGAATTCCATCCCGACAACTTCGCGAACGATGTACTTGCTAAGGTCACCAAACAAGACAGCCTTGGCAGATGCGCCGGTTGGCATGTCGTTGTTGATGACATACGGAGCGCCGAGAATGGTGTCCCCAATGGGTCCATTCTGTCCCGGCAACCATAGCGGTTGGTTAGTTGCATCCGTCAGCTTCAATATCTGCTGAAGGATGGTATCGCTAATCATCCACTTGCCATCACGTCGGTATGATGCGTCAACACTCATCATCGTGGAAACCAATTCATCGCGAGTGATTGCGGTATTGCTCGCAGTCGTTACGCCTGAATCGGCTGATCCAGTCACGATACCGTTCGGCTGATTGGTTCCGGTTCCGGTCGTGAAATGCTCATTCAAGATCCGACCAAGACGCTCGCCCAATGCTGCACCCAAGAAGGCTGGCAGATTGATGGAGGAATCTTGCAACAATTCAACCGAAGCCTTCACCTGCTTCGAGCTGTACTTGTAGCTCTGGAGCACCAACTGCCCGAACGTGACATCGACGTCTGAAACCTGAGTATTCTCCGCCAAGATCGCACCCTTGTTGCTGGTGTCATTGACCGTAGGAATAGGAAGGTCCGCACCAGTTGCGGTTCGAATGATAGTTGCATTTTCCCGCACTCCACCGTAAGCCAACAGAGCAACCTCAATCGCTTGCATCATCTCATCAGGAACTGTAAAGCCACCCTCAGAATTTGTGCCGACTGACTGCGCCCGTTGGTCACCTTCGAATGAAGCGTTGCGGGCTTCTTCGATTGACTTGGGAGCAGACGACAACAGACCTTGAGCAGAACCTTTTGAGTTTCCGACTCGACTGATCAGGCTTCTTTCTTCGTCAGAAACGAGCGACTCTGGCTTGCAGAATTTGGCAACGAATGCACGTTGTCTATCAGCAACAGAAAGCTCTCCGCTGGATCTCTTTGCATGATGGTCACGCTCAACAGAATCACGATTGGCATCAAGACCAGCGACAAACGCGGCAGCGTCGGCAGCTTCTCGAAGCTCCTCAACTTTGCCATCAATTTCGATGATCCGTTCTTTGCTCGCACTGAATTCAGATCGTGCCTCATCGCTGAATACGCCGCCATCTCTTTT